AACCTGTAATTATTTGGGAAGAAACTGACGATATAAAAATACATAGACAGCCAGAATTAAACATAATTCCTGATTTAACTACTAAACAAATAACCGCTGAGTCATTTACAATAACGAATCCTGGATATTTTATGGCCCCTACTGAAAGTGATACAAGTATTGGGATTATTTTAGAAATGAAAGATGATTCAAATAGAGTCAGTTACACAACTGATGGTGCTATTTTTATGAATATTTCATCGTATAAGCTTGATTTTGAAACTCCCGTTTGGGTAGCTCCTGATGCAAGTATATTCTTCCCTGGATCTATAGATTACAAAGTAATTGACATACATATTGCAAACAGTGTCAATAACGACGTCTTTGGACCTGTAAGGAATATTACGATTGTATAAGAATGTATGAAAAAGACATAAATTTTAAGATTCTGTTAAATATATAAAATAAAATATCTTCAAAAATTAAATAAAAGAATAAGCTATGATAGCAAAAATCAATGAACTTAAAAGAAGTACAACCGTTCAAGAAGTGAAAGCACTGTGCGAAACAACAATCGCAGCAATGAGTTCTGCAATATATAACGGTGTTACACCCGAGGCTCGTTTTGAGATTGAAAGAGTTGCTACGGAAAACCTATTTGAAGGTTTGTCTAAGCACCCTGAGGACAAATTAATCTCAGAATGGTTAAAAAACGAACAACGACTATATTCCGTAAAGAATATAGGAGTGCGTAAGGCAATTAATAACCTTAGAGAAACAGAGGCTAAAAATGATCCTACGCTTGCTGCTATTTTAGAAAGATTTCAGGAAAGGGTTGACCAATATCCTGAAGTTTTAATTTATGAAGAATTTATTTCTGCTCTATCTGGAGAATATAACTGGGTACCAGGTGTAACTACTCAATTAGATGCTCTATCACAAAGAGTAAGCCAATACAAGAATGATATCGATATCACTAAGATTATCGAAACTATGAAGGCTACAAGAAGTAATTATTTGCTTCCTCTTATTGAAGATGTTGTTAACAATTATATCGCGAATAAAACTGAGCAAACAAAGAGCCATCTTAAAGAAACTCTTGTTAAGTTTAGTTATGATCCGTTTGTAAGAGATCTTATTAACATCGTTATGTTAGATGCTACTGATCTTCAACTAGAATATGCAAATGCTCAGTGTGATATTGAAAAGGTTTATTCCCCACTTATGTATTTAGGTGAAAATGAAGTTATTTTTAACGTTAAAGGAACTTTTTATGTTAAGAAAGGAAACAACGTTAATAAACTTAAGAAAGACGATGTTGCAAAACTAGATGAGAAATTCACAGGTCTTTGTGAAGCTATTAATGTTCCTAACGTAGAATTTGGTAAGAATAATATCACAGTTTATGTAGGGAATGATAAAGCTGTTATTACTGAAAATGACGTAACTGTCAATACTCATGTAATGAACGAGCAAGAATTTAAAGATGCAGCTGAAGTTTCACAGTGGACTGGAAGTACTAACTTCTATATGTTAACTGAAGCTTTACGTTCTAATTATAAAGAAATTGTACATGTTGATTTTGCAAAGAGAATTTATCTTAAAGAAGATGAAGGGCATGCTGCTGATATTCTTAAATTAAGAAGCAATATTTATATCACTACATACGATCCTGTAAATAATAAGTCTACATTCTACAGAAACATTAATCCTATCCAAGCCGAAAAGGTAATGATGGAGCATATGAATTTTGATGTATCTAAAACTTTTGCTGACATACTTCCTAACAAGGAAAAAATTATAACATCGATTGAAGAATCAAAGAAAGAATTTGTAGAATATATCGCAACTTTAAATGAAAAGATTGAAATGTTTAAAACTTCCGCAACAACTGAAGTTACTGCTGAAGTTTTAGAAGCTCTTGAAGAAGAATTAAGAGATGTTAAATCTGAATATAAAGATTACGTAAATGAAATGGAAGCTTACACTAACGTGGTGGCTGAAAATATTACAGTTTCTATTGACGTAGACGGAGAAAAATATACTGTGCCTATTCCTCAATCAACTTCCACTTCAAAGGGAGAAGTTGCTGATAATGAGCCTGGTACTATCGTAGGTGCTGAGAATATGGAACCTTCACCTGCTACTGAAATTACATTTGATGATGATCAAACTGAATTACTTGGTGATTCACCATCTATTCAAGATGATGAGGTTGATTTAGGTGTTGATAACGTAGAAGCTGAAGCTGATGCAGCCGAAGCCGAAGCAGATGCTGGTGTTGAAGATGACGAAGTTGAAGCTGGAGAAGATGCAGCAATTGATGGTGCAGAAGCTGGTGATGATACTGATGCAGAAGGTGATGAAGACCTTGAGCTAGGTCTTGGCGATGATGAAAATGAAGATGAAGAAGACTTAGAAACTGAAGATGATGAAAATGCTCCAGAATTTACTCCTCAAAATGCTTTATTAGATGATACAGTTGATGCAGAAGCTCCAGAGGAATTAGAACCTGCTGATTTAGAAGCTGAAGAAGAAGTTGAATTAGATCCTGAAACTGGTGGAGAAGATATAGTTCCAGACGAATTAGAACCAGTAGATGGTGAAGAATCACTTGATGATGAAGGTTCAGGAGAAGGCGAAGCAGAAGTTGAAGACGTAGAAGTAAAGGAAAAGCCAAAAGATGCTCCTAAAGTATATCTAAGAAAAACTAAAGTTCAAGAATCTGCGGGTAAAAAAAAAGTTAAAGTAAACGAAGCTGTACAAATCGGAGACGATATAATGTACAATAAGCAAAAGGGATCTGTAATCGGCGAGATTGAAGGAGAACTGCTAATTCAAATACAAGGAAGTACTTTTAAAGTGAAACCAGGTGAAGTGAAATTACATGGCGAGAAACCAGAAGAACTTGTTAAACCCCCATATAAATTTGACAAAGATGGCCAAAATTTAACTACTAAGACTATGTTTGAGCAATTTGTTAAGTGTGGAATATATGAAAGAAATTCAGCTATCAAACTAAACAATTGCTTTGTCAAATACTCTGATTACAATAAAGCTGAAAACACAGAATTAATAAGTATTCTTATTGAATCTAAAACAGTTTTAATGCCCAAATCAAATATTAGACTTCTAGAAGAACCTAGAGTAACTGAAGAATTTGCTCCAGCAGCTGTTATCGACGCTCAGAGTGGGGAAGTTGTAGAGAATGTTGAAGTATGTGTTGAAGAATTAATGAGTGCAATAGGTAGTGCATCACAAGTAACGATCTTAAGAACTGATCCGTTAACTGGAGAGCAAAGTACTGATACAGTTGCTAGTTCATTAATCCGTCCTGTGGGATAATAACTAAAATGAAACCCTATGGGTGTGATGTAAAGTCATAAATGACTAATGGCTATTATACAATTTGAGAAGTTTAATCTAAATAATTTTTACGAAAAAACTCCCCGACCTTTAAAGTATATTCTCGTAATATCACTTATAATTGTCGGGAGTTACTTTTTATTTTCAAAAAAGGTGACGACTGGACAAGTTGAACAGCTTTCGAAAATAGAACAATCTATAGAAACTACATACAATCTTATTGATAAGTTTGATGAATTCAGAACTGCGCAGTATATCTACAACGCAGAAATTCTGGATTACCTTACAAATATCTATAAATTAGTAGAAGAGTTGAATGAAAATACTAATAAGAAATTAGATCTTATTCTTTCACAAGAAGGTGCTAATACTGATCAGATTTTATCCCAGCTTGTTCTTCTAAATGAAACGTATGAAAAGCTAAGAGAAGCTTATACTCCTGATGAATTAGAAAAACCAACAGTGTATGTAGGAGATCCCGAGATTATTCCACTTGATAAAAAAGGAAATGAAGTTCGTGTAAATGCGCAAGGTGTTGAAATTTTTACTTCTAGAAATACTAATATAAGAGACATGAATCTTATATATAAAAATTTTAAAGTACTCTCAATGAAAGCAAATCTTGATGGTACCCATGATTTAACATTTAGAGAATTTACTCCAAAAGAAAAAATAGAAAATCAATATCAGTAGCATGAAAAAACCTATCAAAATAAATTTACCCTCGGTGATACTTTCATTAGCATTAGTTGGAATGTTAATTTACATAAGCATAGATGCATTTGTAACCAGACCGCAATTTAAAAACCAAGTTGAATTAGTAACCTCAGATTTTGGGGATTTAAAAGTTTACTTGGAAACTAAATTACCCCAAATAGATTCAGCGTTAGTGATACATACTGGTCAAATTGCCAAACAAAATGTGCAGTTAGAAGAACTAAATGAATTAGCAAAAGTCCTTAAAGACGAATAATTTTAACATTGTCTTAAAATACTTCGGCGGATCAAAAACTTGTTCCGCCTTCGTTCTTATAATAATTATAATTGATTAAGGTCTTTTAACCCAATATAAAAATAATTATAACAGTTAAAAGAAAAAAATTCTTTTTGTTAAAAAATAATTAAGCTCATCACGTAAAAAAGTTAAAGAATATATAAAATAAAGTACTATGAATTTTATATACATTACAACTAATTTAGTGAATGGTAAGCAATATATAGGTTCTCATAATGGAGAAGAAAACGATGAATATCTGGGAAGCGGAAAATTATTTTCCTTTAAATTAAATGAATATGGTAAAGAAAATTTCAAAAGAGAAATAATAGAAGAATGTGATCCATCTTTAAATTTGGTTTTAGAAACTAAATATATCGAAGAATACAATACATTAATCCCAAATGGATATAATATTAGCAGAACTGGCGGATTAGGATTAGTTGGCGAACCCTGGGGGAATCACACAACTAAAACAAAAAATAGAATTTCAGAAAAACTAACGGGCAGGAAACTATCAGATAAAACAAAGAAAAAAATTAGTATAGCTAATAAAGGAAAAAAGAGATCAGAAGAAGCAAAAGAAAAATACAGTAAAGCAAAAAAAGGTAAAAAACTATCTGAAGATCATAAAAGAAAAATTAGTGAATCAGAAAAAGGAAGAATTTTTTCTGAAGATCATAAAAGAAAAATTAGTATATCAAATAAAGGAAAAAACAATCCCATGTACGGAAAAATCCCGTGGAATAAAGGGGGAAAACTTAATAAAAAATAAAACTATGGCGCATCATGTGAAGAACAAAGATTTGCGAGAAGAGATTATATTATCAAAAGAGGGGGATGAATTAACGCCACTTGCATTAGATATGCTTATATTAATGGCTGAAAAATTCGCAAATAAACTTACATATATTTATGTAGAAGACAAAGAAGACTGTATTCAGTTCGCAATTATGGATTGTTATCTGTATTGGAGAGGATATGACCCAGAAAAATCCCTTAACGCATTCGCATACTATACTCAGATCATAAAAAATGGATTTGCTAAAGGCTGGAGAAAACTTCATGGCCATATGCCTTATTCTACAAAGATTTCCATTTCCCAGCATCAAATATATAATTTATAAACATTAAATTATGGCTAACGAATCTTATAAAGCATGGCATAAACCACGGCCTAATAAGTATAATGAAAATGGAAATCTTCAAAAAGGAGAAACTCACCGGGGCTATTACAACATAGTCAACAAAGATAAGTTTATCGGAGATACAGCATTGGCAATATACAGAAGTGCTTGGGAATACAGTTTCTGTAGATATCTCGATATGTCTCCTTCAGTAAAAAGATGGTCAACTGAACCAGTTTCAATTCCTTATTACGATAGAGTTTCAAAGTTACAGGAATGCGCTAAACTTGGTTTAGATCCAAATGATCCAAGAAACTGGGAAGTTAAAAATTATAATACAGATTTTTGGTATGAAGTAGATAACGGAAGAACTAAGCTAGAAAAGATTTTTGTAGAAATTAAGCCAAGATATAAATTAAAGAAACCTATTCCGCCTTCCCATGACGCACCGCTAAAAGAACAACGGATTTTCGTAAAAAACGCTAAAGAGTATTTGGTAAATGAAGCAAAATTTGCTGCATTGAAAGAATGGTCTGACAGAAATGGAGCTAAATTTTATGTGTTCACTGAAGAAATTCTCGAAAGAATATGTGGAAGGTTTTGGCATGAAAAGCCGCCAAGAAAGATGATCTAAATGGAATCTCCTCTTAAGAAATATAAAACTCTTTTAGAAATCAATAATATAAATGACTTAGCATATGATACGCTGTTTACAAAATATATTATTGAGAATTTAAAGGGTGAAGAGAAAGTACGGCAAATTGATTCAACTGATCAAGAGTCATTAATGAGAAGAGTAAATGGTGGATATCCGTTACCTGGATTTGTTTACACTTTCATTTATCCACCCCAACCTGGAGATGAAGTTGTTATGCAACTCGGAAATTCTGAAAAACGTTACATAGATTACATCCCTATTATGTTTTGCACAAGAACAGATGGACATCTATTCAAAGGAATCAATTTCAATGCTCTTCCTAATCAAGAAAGAGTGAAATTTCTTGAAATTTATTGGAGTGAGTACAAAAGTTTCTTTAAAGATATTGAAAAAGAGACTGAAAATGATAAACTTGCTATTAATAACAAGTACATTAACTTAGCGTCATCAAATCAGGGCCAAGGTATAGTAGACTTATTTAGTAGAAAAGCTTCGGCAAATTTTAATTTTGCATTTAGAAGCTATAATATGCAGAAAGTTAAACAGTTAAGAATGGTAGAATATAGCGAATGGGATTATATTCCATTCTACGATCCAAAAAATGCATTCAAGAAAATGAATCAGAAACAGATACATGATCTTTACTGGAAAATGAGAGGAAATATATAAATTAAAGAAATAAAAAATGGCAGGTTTTACACTGAGAAATATAGACGGCAAACCATCAGGGTTCATTGCACAAATCCAGCGTAACATTCGTTACATGGCTGGTCTTGGAATGAAGTATGAGGATGGTATCGTCAAACAATCCAAGGCAATTGGTATCACAGAAGCTACTGAGGATACTATGTACAATATGTACGGCCAATCTCAGATATTTACTGGGAATGATATCGGAGGAAAAGAATTTATTGCGTATTACGACAAAGAATATCCTACACGGAGAGACTTTTTACGTAGATTTGCAATGAATGGTGAAATTGAACACGTATTAGAAGTAATTAGTGATGAAACTATCATCTTTGACGATAGTAATTATTTCGCATATCCAAATACAAAAGTTTTAAAGTCTGTTTTAAAACAAGATAAGGCTAAAGAAATTATAGATGACTTAAATGCAGCATATAAAAAGATTTATTATGCGTTTGGATTTAACGATGGACATGATGCTTGGCATTATCTGAAGAAATTATTAGTCGATGGTTTCTTAGCATTTGAAATTATCTATGATGTAAATGATAAGGATGATGCAGAAAACGTTATTGGATTTAAAGAACTTGATCCAGTTTCTTTAGAGCCTGAATTTAAAAAAGATGAGCTTGGAAATGAATATAAAGTATGGGTTCAGTATAGAGGAGATTCAGAAAGACAAAGAGAATTACTTGATTCTAACTTAATTTACATATCCTGGGCAAGGACTAATTTCGTTTCAAGATTATCATACGTAGAAAGATTAGTACGTTCATTTAATATGCTAAGAACTCTTGAAAATTCAAGAATTATTTGGAATGTAATTAACTCACAATATAGAATGAAGATTGTTGTACCTATTGGAACTCAATCTGAAGCAAAAGCAAGAACTAGATTAGCTGAACTTCGTGGTATGTATAAAGAAGATATTACGATTGCTGATGAATCAGGAGAAGTAACAATTAATGGTCAGCCAAACTTCTCATTCGCCAAGACTTATATTTTACCATCTAAAGATGGGGTCGAAACTGTAATTGACTCGTTTAAACCTGAAGGTTATAACATGCAAGATACTGATTCTCTAAAGTATTTTTGGATGAGATTTATTGTTGAAACTAAAGTACCTGAAAGTAGATTTAGTAATTCAGCTGAAGCTGGAGAAGGCGGTGGTGGTGATGGTGGAAATTGGACAGCTGGAGGAGATGGTATTGCAAGAGAAGAAATGAGATTTGGTTATTTTATTAATCGTATTAGATCCATCTTCAAAGATATTCTTCTTAAACCAATGTGGATGCAATTCTGTTTAAAACATCCCGAGTTTGCTAATGATATGAACCTAAGAGGTGCAGTTGGTCTTTTATTTGTTGAAGAAAATCTTTTCACAATAGCTAAACAAAGAGATATTGCAAACGCTGGAGCTAGTATTGTAACTACTTTATCTGCTATTACACATCCAAGTGTTGGGCCGGATGGCTCACCAGTAGATGTACCATTCTTTGATCCTAAATTCTTAATTGAAAAATATATGCAAATGACTGATACAGACATTGCTCTTAATTCAAAATACAGAAAAGAAAGAGAAGAAGAAATAAGAAAAATGACCGCTGCTTACGCTAGATTAAATGCTGCAAAAGGAACAGGAGATCAAGGTGAAGGTGCAATGGGTGGTGATGAAGGTGGTGGAGGAATGGACTTCGGTGGTGGAGATGATTTTGGTGGTGGAGATGATTTTGGAGGAGGAGATAGTATGGACTTTGGTGGAGGAGAAGATACTGGAGATACCGGTGAAGGAGATTTAGGAGATATTTAATATAAAATAATCAAAAGATATGAAATTTTTAAAAGTATTACAAAGTAAGTGGTGGGATGCATTTCCTGCTGTAGCATTTTTAGCAATTGCTGGGATGGAAGGTAAAGGATATTGGATTGGTGGAGTAGCGCTAATTTGGTGGGGCTTCGTAATGGCAGTAAGATATTTAGTAAAATAACAAAATTTTAACAAAAATACAGTACCAATTTTCACATAATTGGTTATATTAAAGATAATGAAACTCGACGTAAAATCGTCTAGTTGTGAGGTTAGTATGTAAGACCGGGGTTCGAGTCCCCGCATCTCCACTAATCTCTACCTCGGGTTACGACCTAAATGGTGACCGTCGCAGTGAAGCGAGTGAACAAACACATAAATGAGTAACGATAGGGCCGGTAGAGATTTTTTTAATTAGGGGGATGACATGGATTTGATTGCATATGAGAGTAGCAGTGAGCAGGTTTCAGCAACGCTAAACGGCGTACAAAGTGAAATGGCTATGGCTGCCTAAGAGGCACCATACCAAGGAGACTTGCCCACTACCTAAGTGTGGGCTTTTTTCTTTACAATCGTTGAATATATAAAATAAAACAATATTATGAAAGCAGGAACTTTTAACCACCAAGAATATTTAGATAGACTTCATGAAGAAGCAGAAGGTAACACTGAAAAAGGTTATATTCTATCTGACACTGCGGGGCTTCCGCTTCCAGAAGATACTAAGAAGAACTTTGATTGGCTTAATAAAGAATACCAAAAAGGTAAAGTTGAGGTTCAGGTTGTGGTTAAAGGTGAAGGATCATCTTTCAAGCCTGGTTATGATCTCCAAACTGATTTGAAATCTGTTAAAGATTTTAAGCCTGGAATGTATGGTGATGTAAAAACAACTCAAAGTGAAACCCCCGAACCAAAATCTCCTAAAAATAAAAAGGAAGGAACACCAGCTGAAGGAAAAGTTCCACCAGGTGATAACGAAACTAAAGATAAAGACAAAAAAGCAGACACATCTGCTGAGGCGCAATCTTTAGAAATTGATGCCACAAAAAAGAAAAAGGATGATAAAAAATAATGTTTTGGGCAAACGCCTAAATCAGTTTAGAGAAGGTACAATTGAAGAAACTCCCCCTAAAAAGGAAATTAAAATACCTGAAACTTTCACAAAATTAGCAGCATTTCTATTAAACATATTTGGATTAGGCATTGTATTTGTCCGATCTCTAGCTTATGGGTTTGCTCTAAAAACTATTTTTACTACAGACTGGAATTTCTTAGCATTTTTCGCTGTAGGATTATCCCTAGAATTAATCACATCAAACATATTAGATTTATTTAAAAAATAAAAACAAATGGCGTTAGGCAAACTAATAGTCCTTGAAGGGACTGACGGTGCAGGGAAAAGCACTCAATTAGAATTAATTAAAAAATGGTTAGAGGCAAATGATCTAACTTACGATTTTCTCCACTTCCCAAAATATGGGCATAATGAATTTAGTGAAATAATTGCTAAATTTCTTAGAGGAGAATTTGGTAATGTAGATGAGGTTAACCCTTATTTTGTAGCGAATATTTATGCAATGGATCGCTATATGTATAAACCCACTCTCTTGCAACAATTAGAAAATAATGATGTAGTTTTATTAGATCGTTATGTATTTTCTAATTTAGCATTTCAAGGAGCAAAATATGACGATGGGGCAAAATCGGGCGCTATTCAAAATTGGATTAATGATTTTGAATTCGAGTTTTTAGAATTACCCTATCCTGATTTAACAATTTTCTTAGATGTCCCAATAGATGTAGTAAGAAGTAGATTAAAGGAAAGAGAAGGAGAAGATAGAGAATATCTAAAAGGAGAACAGGATATCCATGAAGCAGATTTGAATTTTCAGAGTAAAGTCAGAGATATTTATTTGTCAATGGAACATGCTAAAAACTATCACATAGTTAAGTGTGCTCATGAAGCTAATGGATATTATGTGGGTAATGGAGAAAGAAAGGGAGATTGGTTCATTCATACTCCCGAAGAATTATTTAATATTTATCATGGTCTAATACTGCAGATCACAAAACCACGTTATAATGGCATATCAGAAAAAACGAGCAGAGATAAAACACTATCCTAAAGATTTTGAAGATTTCAAACTTATTAAGCTATTTAGAAAACCCAGATCTCCAAGGACAAGAATCTTTACATGTAATGACCCAGATGGCTGGTTTATTGATGTAATAGAAATAAAAACTAAAACTGGAGAAGTCGTTGACGAAGAAGGGTGGATCACTAACAGAGATGTAGATCAATGGACGGAATGGTATGAAAGATTAGGCTGGGTTGTGCAATAAAAGATAACAAAATCTTACCAATCTTAACAAACCATAACGTCATTCTAGTGTTATATTTTATATAGTAATGTACTTTTTAAAAAAGTTGTAATATATAAAATATTATGAAAACTTTCCGCAAGTTCATGTATAAAATATACAAATAAAACAAAATAAAATAATTTAACTATGACAACCGAAGCAAAAGAAAATAAGGTAGAAGCTGTAAAAGAAGAAATAGTAGCTGTAAAAGAAGAGACTGCTGTAGCAGTTGACGCATCACAAGAAATCGAACAAGATGCTTATGTTCCTACTTACACAGTAAAACCAGAATTTAAACAAGCTGTTCTACAGGCAATTGGAGACAGACCTTTTAATGAGATCGCAGGTCTTATTAATGCAATTAATGTGCCCACAATGGACCACAATACTTTGACTCAGGTGATTAATGTTATTGGTAATTTTCCATTCGTAAGAGTAGAGAAATTGCTTCAAAACGTTAATTCTTACGTAGAGCAAGTTATTCCAGAGGATTAATCCAATACCGTATTAGTAAAAATAATGGTTGACCGCTATAAAAGTGTGTCAACCATTTATTGACACAAAAATTAACATAACACCTATATTACATTTATGAAGAAAAACAATTCTGTTCAAACTACTGCATTAAATTTCGTAGAAAAAAGAGACAACCAAACCTTTAGTGATTTAATGGACCGTTTGAGACCTGGATTGACATCTTTTGTCTATAGATACATTCAAGATAAAGATGTCATTAATGAAGTATTATCACAAACATTTATTTCAATTTGGGAAAAAGTCGACCAATACAATTCCAAGTATAATTTTTCAACTTGGGCATACGCAATAGCAAAAAATGAGGCACTTGGTCAAATTAGAAATAGAAACAAAAATTTATCACATGATAGATTAACTGAGAATCATTCAAAAATTCTCAAAGCCTACTCACCAACCGATAGTTTAGAAACTGAGGTTATCGGTCCTGTTGGAGAAGAATTAATACAACAATTATATGACGCTTCGGTCAATGCAATACACTCTCTAAAGGAGCCATATAGAACTGTAATGATAGAAAGAGAAGTTAATAGGAAACAACTACAAACTATCGCAGAAGAATTAGGATGGAACACATCAACTGTTAAAACTCGTTTACGAAAAGCAAGGAAAGACATTGCAAACAACGTTAAAAAACAATTTCCTGATTTAGTAGACGCATACAGGGAGGATGATTAAATGGAAAAGAAAAATTTAGTGGAAAATGAGTGGAAATTTTTAAGTTCGCTTTCATATGCTGGCAGCCATTATTCTATATGGGTAAGAGCTGTTATTAGCGAAGATGGAGTTAGCTTAGAATCAAGAGCTCTAGAATCCACTATAGAAGAAATAAAAGAAGCTAAGGAAAATTATCCAATAACGTATTTTACAAATTTATCATGAGTGATGGATATTCAGAAGCCAGGGAAGGGACCTATTTTAAAGATAGGTCTTCCCTGTCTACAAGGTATTATTCAATAGGCACTCATGTCAATATTTGGTTTATTGGATTACCTCAAGCAGGGAAATCAACATTTGCCCAAGAATTGGCAGATAGATCAGAAAGAAAACCTTTCATATTAGATGGAGATGCATTACGAAAAGGCTTAAATAGCGACCTAGAATTTTCACCTGAAGATAGGACAGAAAATCTTAGAAGGGCTGCAGAAGTAGCAAAAATGATATATAATCTAGGCTATAATGTTTTTTCAGCTTTTATAACTCCTTCTGAGAAGGATAGAGATCTAATAAAAAGCATTATTCCTGAAGTAAAATTTGTATGGGTTCAAGCACCTCTCGCACTTTGCGAAGAAAGAGATACTAGAGGCATGTATAAATTAGCAAGAGACGGAAAAATTAAAAATTTCACTGGAGTTGATGCTCCATTCGAAGTTCCTGGTAATTGCTGGGCTGTAGTTGACACAAAAAATGAAGAATTGAAAACTAATGTCAACCAGCTCATAAAATATTTAAATGATTAATTATGACACCTTTTAAAACATCAACCTGGGGACTCACGAGAGCATTAAGAGATATCGAAAATTACAGAGATTTCATCCGGATAATTAAGCGAGAAAAGGCTGATCCAAATTCAAAATATACTAAGTGGAATTTAAGTCACAATTATTTCTACATGATATATTTTACAATGGATGTTGACGAAACTGAAACTCAATTACCTCAGCAAGTAATGAGACTTAGATTAGTTGAATCTTTAGCTCCTTTACATAGATATCTAGATGAAGAATTAGGATTCGCTGAATGTTTAACACCTGAATTCAATCAATACTATGATGATGCAGGAAATCCAACTTTAACTTATCTTATTTCTTATAGATTTTCATTCAATAAGATTTCTTTATGGTGGGGTATTAAATGGTCTGTACTTATAACAGCACTTACAATTTTATTAATTAAGCTTCCCATAGTCGAATGGATCCAAAATTTGATTTAAAACACGTAAAGTGGGTAACTGGTTGGAAGGGATATCCAGAATGTTACGTCAAAATTAAAACACCTGGAGTAACTTCTGTTATAGGAGATATGGTCCCCGATCCAGAAATGGAAGAGTGGATTAGAAAATCAGGAAAAGAAGAAGTAGATAGAATTTTAACTGCAGCAGGTCACAGAGGCACTGCAATGCACCTTTTCATTGAAAATTTTATTACCCCTTTATCCAAAACAAAGGATCCTTCAGAAGCCCTTAAAAACACCCAAACTATAACGCCATCACAATTAGTAAAAGAGGGTGTTCCCCAAAAGAAAATTGATGAGGGGAGAGAGCTATTCTATAAATTTTATTATTCTGATTGGTCTAATGCTTATAATAATTTAATTGGCGTAGAACTTCCAGTGTATTCACCTTCTTTATTTTATAGAGGAAAGGCCGATGTATTTTTTCAAGATAGAGTTTTTGGTCCTGTTGTTACAGATTTTAAAACAAGCAGCGGATTTATCAAAAAAGGAACTGTAAAAGAACTTAAATACAAAATCCAGGGTGGAGGATACGCTAGTGCTATTGAAGAAATGTATAAATCAAAAGGTTTAGTTATTAAAAGATCTACGATCCTCTGTGTTAATACAAAAACTGATGCTCTACAAGAAGTAATAGTTGAAGGAAAAGAACTCGAACATTTTAAGGAAGAGTTTAAAACCCTAGTAAAAAACTGGCATATAAAACATAATCAAGGATATTTAATTCAATAATCATGAATGAATCTTTTGTATGTGAATGTGGAAATGAAAAATTTTGGTATTTTTGGAGCTATGTAAGATGTTCCAAATGTTTTAACGAATATAAATACACATGGAATGATGGGTGGGTACCAGGAGAAGGTATAGTAGAACACAATATAGGTCCAGAACGGTGGTTAAGAAGATTTAATAAAGAAAAAAACCAGTATCATGATAACTGGGAAAAATCAAAAATAACTTATAAAGAAATTAATAATGAGTAAATACATTGATAACGCTTCATTCTATGAAGAACTAGTAAAATCTTTTAAACAAGATAAATTAACTGATTTAGCATGGGAAATTATGCAACAGATTAATGATAAGATTTTCATAAAATTAAAATTCAAAAGTTTATATGACGCAGAATTTAGTAAGGAAGTTGCAGAAAATGCGTTAAATGAACAATGGAGAAATTTTGATGTTAAACACCCAGATAAATATCCAAATTATGGATTTAATTTTTTTAATGAAGTAGCAAAAAGAGGTTATGCAAAAGCCTGGAATAAACTTAATAATTTAGGATTTTATAAAAAATAAGAATAAAAATGAATAAAGAAATTGAAGTGGGGAGCTTAGAAGAAGCCCAAGAAAAATTAACAGAATTAGGAAAAGATACTTCTGTAAACAAACCAACTGAAGAAGAAGTTAACGCAGCAGTTAAAGAATTTAACGATAAAGCAGCTGAATATAATTCAAAACAATTCGTAATCGGAGATGCTGAAAAGGCAGATGAGATTTACGATTTTTTATTGGGCTTCTTAGAAAATGATGTATATTGGACTAAGAATGGCTGGATGGGTGTATTAAAAATGCACGAAGAAATAACAGTAGCTAAAGCAGCTAAAAAAGAAGGAGATTCTTTCCAAATAGGTTATCATGCATTAGAATTTTTGTTCTATGCTTTAACTAATCCAGGTGGGATTGGCATGAAATCAGCAAGGGCTATTGAAAAAGTAGCTGATATCTATATTGAAGTTATGGAAATTGCTGGAACTACTTTAGAAGAAGCTAGAGAACAATTAAAAGAAATTCAGTGGTTGCAAGATAAAGTATCAGCAATGCAACAAGGTTTCTATTTAGAAAGAGAAGATGGAGTTGTTACTCCTGAAGGAGCTGAAGGTTTTGCAGCCCCAACTGTAGATGATCTATTGAAACAATAAAATACTATTCCGTTATATGGAACTAGGGTCTGAGTGAAAACTTAGGCCCTTTTTAGTGATATAAAAGATATATAAAACAAACAAAATTTATGGACGTACAAGTATTCTTTAAAAAGAACCTAAAGTATATAGCACTAATACTGCTAGGCTTATTCTTCATAAAATCATTTCAGAGTTGTAATAGAAATATGACAATAAAAAAAATGGACAAAGAAATTGTCTATCTTAACGATTCTTTAAATACAATGCACAATACAGAAACAGCTACTCTTGTTTTACAATTACAAGAATGTGTAGATGATAAGAAAGAATTAGAATATGAAGTTAAACTAGCAAATTCTGAAAGAGATGCTGCAAATAGAAGAGCTGATGCTGTTCAATCTACTGCAGAAAAGATTCGAGAAAATACTACAATTAAAATAGAAAATAATTCAGCACAAGATACTGTGACTGTAGATAATCAATAAATTATGAAAAGTATAAGAAATAGTAAAGGGCTTTATTGGGGCCTTATCATAGCATTTTTTGCTTTGTATATGTTAGTTGGATTCGTTTCAACTTTACACTCAATTACATTTTTTGAATTAGCTAATACTATGTGGATGGCTGTTTTGCTCGGCATAACTTATGAAATAGGTCAAGCGGCGGTATTATTCTCAATATTAATGTCAGATAATAGTAAAAAGATATTACCTTGGCTATTAATGTTTCTATTAACAGCACTACAAGTCACTGCAAATGTCTACGCATCATTTAAATTCATGGACGGTAGTGGGTCAAATGATTGGACATTTTGGCAAAGATCAATATTATTCTGGTTAGAAGCTGATGGCCCTGAAATGTTTAAAGTTGTAATTTCTTGGATATCTGGTGCTTTACTTCCAGTAGTTGCGTTAGGCATGACAGCATTAGTTGCTGAAAATTTAAAGCTTAAAGATGAGCAGGAAGAAACAAAACTAGGTGGAGATATTTTAGAATCAGCTGGACCAGATCCAGATGATTTACCTCCAACTGAGGAAGATGTTTCCGAACCTACTGAGGAAAATGTCCCAGAAGCAGTTTCTGTACCAACCGAAGCAATGGGCGGGTTCGAGATGCTAGATAATTATCCCGGGAATTTGGGAAAATCAGCCTCTAATGCTTCATATGAACCAGAGTATAAAGATACTACTATCCAAGAGGATGTGGAGAAAATAAAGGAACAGGAAGCAGATCCATCAGGGGTTGAACCAATTCAAGCACCTAAGAAAGAAGAACAATTAAAAGTTTTAGCTGAAGAATTATTAGATCCCAAAAATCATATTAAATTTCCAAAAGATGCAAAAGTTCCGCCAGACACTCGCGGAGAAGCTACAGTAATAAAAGAACCTGTTATAATTTCTTTACAAGATGATCTCGGAGCAAAACCTGGAGAACTCGAACCCATAGCAAAGCCAGGTTGGGTGGATGAGGGGCTTAAGCGATCATTTCCCGAAGATAATAAATCCTTTGACAAAGATCCGAACACTGGAAAATATGAAAAGAAGCCAGTTAATAACGTAAGAGGGTGGCATCTTAAAAAAGAATTTGTGGACACAAACGGAGATGTCTATAGATTTGGGCAATTAGTCGATCCTATACTAGATAAAGTAATAAAAAGAAATCCACCAAAAAAAGCATAGGGGTAGAGGAGAAACCAGTCAAACCCCCTACCCCCAAAAAACCTCGTAAAAAACGCAGGACAGACCCATTAAAGAAAAAAGCTCCGAAGCCAAAAGTAATAAAAAATCTTGATGAAATCAACATTCCATCAAAAGGGACAGAGTTACTTCAGAGCCTCTCTAGTGAACCCGAAGTTGAAGATATAAGTACTATAATCCAGCCGCCAAAAGTTGAAGAGAGTGCACTTGATACACCACAGAGCCAAAAGAATGATTTTGTAGGGGGTATCATAAATGGAGTTGAAGTTGTAGATGTAAAAGCGATTGAACAAACAAAAAAAAACCTCAACGAAGAGTAGATAAATACGGCATTCTGATTAATCCCGGAGAACATTTGAATTTCGATAAAATATAATGAAGAGGCTTAAGGCCTCTTTTTTATTTGGATAAATAAAATAAATCCTCGAATTATGAGAGCTAAGTTCGTATTTGAACAATTTGATGATCCTGATCTTCAAAAAAGAGTTAGTAAACATTTCCCAAAAGATGTCTTAAAAGATCTTGTAAAAAATGAACCTCATAAAACAAGATATGAAACTGGATCTTATCATGGAAAAGATTCAGGGGATCTTAATAATTTAGTTAATCAAGCAATGACTAAACGCGGTAAATATGTTGAAACTGATGCACAAGGAACAAACGAAGTAATATACAGACTTTTAACTAAAGAGATTCCATTCTTAAAAGACTGGAAAGTAAAAGCGGGTGGTTCTATAGGTGATAATCCCGTACACCACTTGAATATACAAAAAGAGATTCCAATTCCAGATCCTAATGATGAATTAGATAGACCATTTCAAGCAGAAGCAAATATTTGGGTAACATTTTTTGCTGTAGATGATGAAATACTTGAAGAAGATGAAGGAAAGCTTAAACTTTTGTTATCCTTGCAAGTTAGAGGACAAGAAAAAGGTGGTTTAATGTGGGACATAGGAAAAGATTCTAAAAAATGGAGAGCTAGAGAAACAAAGTTTAAACCTAAAAAAGGAGAATGCGATGGAGAAGATTGTGGTGTAGATTTCGAAGAGGCTCATAATGAAGAAGAACTTGACAATCTTATGAATAAGATGCAAGATATTATGTATGGACAACCTGATGAACAGGATACGAAAATATCAAAAGAAGTAGCTATATCTGAAAGAAATATTTCTTTAGAAGAACTTAATGAAATAATTCCAGAAATCAAAACAAGCATTGAGTATTACAATAATTTCCTTAAAGCTAAATATGATATTGCATTAATATGAAAGCAAAATTTATAAATGAATCATTAGATAGATTCGGATTGTTGGATAATGATTTCTTAGCTGAAAACGTTTTATACGAAAAGCTAGATATCAACGCCATCACAAACCAAAAGAAAAAATTAGGTGTATTGGTTTCTATGTTTATGATGTTCTTAGGAGGATCGGCTCCTGAAATGAAAGGTTCAATTGAAAAGAAAAATCTAGAAAAAGAACCTGTTATGTTATCTATGGCAGGTGAAGATCATTTAAGTAGAGATGATGTTTTTAATGGATTCGAAGATATGTTAAATCAGTTTAAAGAAAAGAAAAAAGAACTTTTTTCTGCTAGTGATGTGATACCAGCACTGAGAATACCTTTAAGAGATAAAAGTTTTATTGATGCAGTCAATACATCTAAACCTGGTAGATTAGATCCTAGCAAAGTAGATCACTATGATAAATATGATTCAGCTATTTTAAGTGCTGTTGAAAATCTAAAAGCTAAAGGAGAAAAACCCAATGCTGATTTTCTTAAAGCTATAATGATGATTGAAACAGGTATGAATCCAGTTAAAAATAAGTGGGGGTTTGAAGGCTTTCCCCAAACTAAAATTCACACAATAGAATCCATTAATAAAAGAAATGGAACTTCATTTACGATAGAGGATATGTACGATGCAGAAAAAGCTGCAGAATTTATTCACTATTATCTAAAAACTGTTGAAAAAAGCAAACATGTTAGTAGTTTAGAAGATATGATAATAGCATATAACTGGGGAATAGGAAATTTAGGAGCGTATAAACGAGGAGAAAAGGAATTAGCTAATCAACCAAAGGATTATGTAAAAATGTTTAAAGCAATGGAAAAACATTTTGTTTCTCAGACTTAAATTTCTATGAATAAATAAAATAAATAATTGTTATAATATGAGTAATTGCGCAACAACGGGTAATGGTGATGTATTTAACAACCCAAGTAATGATTATGTTGATCCAGGTTTAGCACCTTGTGCAGGTACAGGTGATGATGCTTATTTCGAATTCATCCAAGGTGGAGCTGGAATAACAAGCGGAGCAGATATACTTGCTTTTATGGACCTCTCCAACATTAAAGTTCCTGTAACAACTTGGTCAATACAAAAGAAAACTCTACAAAGTGGAGAAGTAGCTTATGTCACAGGAACAGAAAAGGGTCTGATGAATAGAACTCAAGTGTTTGATATAGTCCCTGATGGATATAGTGATGATACTTCTAAATTTTTTATGATGCTAGACATCTCTATTAGCTATTACAATAATTTTAGATATTATAATAGTAATGTAGATTCAAGTTCCAATTACTCATTAAATATTAGTATAGAAAACGCGATGAATATCGCGCTAGATGCGAATGCTGTAAAAGCCGGGGTAGTGTATGATCCAAGTACATTTTCCTTCGTTGGAACAGCTGCAGGATATGACTTCAATGTTTCTAATGCAGTACTTACTTTAATTGATGCATCGATGAATGCAAATTCGCCATTCCCAGCTATTATAGTTGGTGGTGTAAACGTTCCCCAAGTGTATACATTAATAGAAGATTCTGACAAAGATTTACCAGCTACTAAATATCCAAACGGAGCAATGCTTGGTTATGTTCTTAAATCAATGTATCCTACAGGATCGTGTATGTACGATTCTTGGATTTATATGAACCATGTTGAAAGTCCATACGAAGTTTTTATCCCAGAAATTATTACAAATTATATTGAAGACATAAATACTTATCAAACACTTACCTTTGATCCATTAATTACATGGCCATCATTTTTAGATAGTTCGTTCGGACCAACTGATGCTTCTATTACTTATGACACATCGACATTCGTCATAGACAATTCAATTGTTTCATGGAAAGATGTAAGTATTTGTAGTATTAGTGATAGTTCAATAAATGATTCAAATATTTATGACAGCTCTATAAGTGGTTCATATATAATAGATTCATATTTAACAGATGCTTCTCTGAATCATTTAGTAGAAGATACTTCAATTTATAATTCTGATGTATCTGCTGGAATATTAAATACCGTTCTTTTAGATAATTCAGAAATACTATCATCGTTCATTAATGCAGATTCTGTAGTAGTTGATTCTATAATTGAAAATTCATGGACAAACGCATTTGAAGTAGTCCCGGGATTGTGGACTAATGACGTGTCATGTGGTAGAGAATATATCACAGGAGGGATAATTCATGATTCTTCGATAAATAACACAACAGTTACTGATTCTTCAATTTATACTTCTCAGATATATGATTCATCTCTAGTTGGATGTACTCTTTATAATGTTGAATTAGAAGATTCTTCAATAGTAGATTCTACTAATATTTATATTAATTCTACATGTAGTTTAGATGTTTCTATTCTTTTAGATACATCAATTTATTATAAAAAATATGATAAAATCATTAATGTTGGGATGAATGGTTGCGGAGATGATACTACATTAAGTGCAGGTGATTATTTAGATTATGTTAATACTCATAATTTATGGGATAAAGTTGGCCCATTTACATCAAGAATAACAACACCTGATGCGCCAGGGAACCCAATTAAAAATTTAATCGGTGGTTTCTACTTATTTAACCCCCAAACATTTCCAGTGCAAGTGGAATATATGACAATAAATTAAAACTATGAGAGCAAAGATATTAAATAAAATTGATCTTGATACTGAAATACAAAAAGAATTTGATATTCCAGATTGGGCGTTATATTATAATGGGACAGATGCTCCTGAAGCTGCAATATTTTCAGAATCTGGTGAAATAGGTGATGTTGTTGATGTGTATGGTAGCGATGAAAAGGCAGTTATAATTTATATAGATGATTCTGATGAGTGGCCGGAATACATTGCAACAAAAGCAAACAATCTTAATAATTTATCAGAATATGGTGGGGCAGGGTTCTCCTATGGTGGGGGATCTTCAATATTTCCTGTAAACCGAGGAGGACAAATGAACCGAGGTGGTTTTGGCGGGGCAGCTAATATGGGTGGACCTAACATGATGTACACTTATGAAATTAAAGCTCTTAATAGAAATCTGCAACCGTTAGTGATGACTCCTCCCGAAAGAGAAGATATTCATATAGGAAATGATATTCAAGGATTTGAGTTGAATAAACGAAATGATGAAATTAAAGTAGGAGTTCTAACGAAAATTGTGAAATCTACAAATGGATCATTAAATTACTATGTTATTTTAGATCCTGACACAAACACTTTCGTTAAAATTGATCCAACTACTGCAAATCTTGTTAGTAAAATTGACGGGGAAGATCCAACACAAACTAGACACGAAAAGGAAAGAGATAAGTCAAAAATAGATTCTCCTAAATGGAAAAAAGCGGAGGCTGGGATTTTTGGAGAAAGTTACTACCCTAAATTAGATGAAACTTATGATGATGACGATTACTGGGATTCTGAAGATGATGATTACGACGATAGCGGAGAAACTAAGGTATACGGAAAGGAAATCTTACCTGAAGAAGCGTTAGAAGAATTAAAAATGTATTTAGGCAGTGATGATGATATCGTTAAAGTAGTTCCCGATCCACAAGTTGATGGAACTTATGCTGCAGAAATCGAAAGAATAAGAGGTAAGAAAAAAGAATACGTGCACTTACTTTGGTACAGTGGAGGATGGGATGAAGTAGAATTTGAAAAATGGCCACCCGAAACTGGGGAACCAAGATTTTTCGTATAAAAAACAAAGGAGACTATTAGGTCTCCTTTTTTGTCAATGATTCTCCCTACAACCAGGGAACATCGAACTTGTGGATCTTCTTTTCTAATTTCTTAACTTTCACATTATTGTCAGGGACATTAAATAACATAATTGCATTATCTCCTTCTTTCCAATTTTCCCACCTCTCTACAGCATCATCTATTAATTCTTTCTTAAAATGATTTTTAGCACTCCAGTTTTCTAATTTCTTCCGGATATCTCTTCTAATCCATGCTGCATGGCCCATTCTGAGCTCACTGTCTTCAAAGATATAGGTACCTAGGTTAGAGGGGTTGTTGATCCTTCTAGTGGGATCGGTGGGACCCGGAGCAGGTCCCTGGTAAGTATATTTAAAGAAGGTTGAATGAACAAACGGGACGAATGGTCGAAATGGATAAACTAAGTAATGTTCAAAATCTCTATAGTAATTTACATAAGAACAGTACGTAATAGTGTAGCCTCTTGTAGCAATTAAATCAAGCGCTGATTCAAATTGATCTGCATCATAAAACTCATCTGAATCCGCATTTAATATATGACTGTATCCTTGACGTTTCATCAAATCTATACCCATGTTTCTTTTTTCGCACTCTTGCTCTCGAGAATATTTCGCGAAGTTGGGCTTAAACTCAATAAGCTCATCAACCAATCCAAGAGTTTTAAGACGAAGAAGCTCTTCCATATCCTCGTCAGCCATAGGATTTTTCCAATATGATAATTTTTGATAAATAGCAGCAACATGATCAACTTGATCACGGATTTCAGATATTAAAGGTTCTAATAATTCTGATGAGTCAAAAGCATTTAGGGTAAGAGCGAGTTTTTTAATTGCCATAATTTTTTTTCTTTTTCTAATAATCTTCGTTTTCTTTGCGCAATTTTTATATTTTTTCTAGCTTCATCTGATCTAGGTTTACGCATTTTCTTTTTAGTTTCTTCTGAATGAGTTTTTTCGTACATGCCATTTTTAGATCCAGTTATCTTATCTCCGTTATTATACATTGGATTATTGGATCCGCTTGTTGCAATTTTAATTTTATTTTTATATTCTTTAGATCGTCTAATACCCTCTTTTTCTCCGTAAATATTTATCATTTGATCTTCATAACTTTTTCCTTTTTTATTCAAAGTATTAAATTCTGATAAATATTTACTAATTTTTCCAGTATGTGCCATTCCAATTTTATATCGGGTTTCTTTTGATAAAAAGGAATTAGGAATTCCATATCCTCCCTTAGGGCTAATATTATATCCATTCGGAGATAATGTGATATATTCGTTTATCCATTTTTCTTGGGCATCATCAAAAAATCCTAAAATTTCTTTTTTAAAATTTTCTTTTCCATATTTTCTTATAGCATTTTTAAAATATGTTCCACTACCTAAATAAGGATCTTTAGATGGATCACAATTACATGATCTATCACCTATATATTGTTTATTATTAATTAAGCAAGTAGTTACATAAACATAATTAAATTTCTTAACCATATAGTATTATATCTTTTTAAATTCTAGAACTATCGAAGGGATTGTGTGTGTTCCACCTTCTCCTGATGTTATAGAATCAAACGCCTCACTTATATTAATTAAAGTGTAACCTTCTAAATTTTTTTGTTTAATTATTTGATCCTTTTTTGCTCTATCTTCGTTTCTTAATGTAATTACCATGATTTAAAATTTTAATTGTTTTCTTTCTTTTTTAATATGTTTTGAGGTAGTTCTCATATAATCAACAATAGATTTCCTCTTTCTTTTATCTATCTCCTTTATAGATTTGCTAACTCTTATGAGTATCATCACTAGTAAAACTATAGATATTGCCCCCATTAAAATAGCAAAATATAAAAAATGCTCTGTTATCCAGTGATTATCAAAAATATTTAGAAAAATCATATTGCTACAGGCACATTTTTCCAGTTAGGATGCGCATCATAATTTTTTAATTCAAAATCACTTGGTTCAAAATCCCAAAATCCTTTGTCTAGATTTAATTTCATTGTAGGAGGAGCTGATTTTGAAGACCTATTTAGTTGCTTAAATATGTATTCAAGATGATTTTCGTAAATATGCACATCTCCAGCTGAAATAGTTAAATTTCCTGCAATCATTCCAACTTCTTGAGCTAACATCTGAAGCAATAAAGCATAAGACGCTATATTAAATGGCCCTCCTAATAAAATATCCCATGAACGAATATTCATTTTAAGATTCAACACTCTTTTATCAGTTTTAGGATATTTCCTTGTATCACACTGAAAACTCCAGTGACATGGTGGTAAAGCCATATCAGGAATCTGATCCACATGCCAAGCAGATACAATCATTCTCCTATCATCTGGATTGGTTTTAAGAGTATCAATTAAATTTTGAATTTGGTTGATAGATTTATGTCTTGCCTTGAAGCCTCCTGGGTAATGAGTTAATCCCTTTTTCCATGTATTAGATAATTCACTATCAGGCTTTACATATGTCCAATTCACCCATTGGTGTCCATAGACTGGTCCAAGTTCTCCGGTTTCATCATCTCCCCATTCATCCCAGATAGTAGTTTCATACTTATCTCTAAGGACATGTTTATTTGTAGATCCTGAAAGAAACCACAATAATTCTCCAATAATAGATTTTAGGTGAACTTTTTTTGTAGTAAGTAATGGAAAAGATGATCCAACATGTTCAAATGTAACTTGGGGAGCGAAGATAGATAAAGTTTTAGTTCCTGTTCTATTCTCTTTCCATAATCCTTCTTCAAGAATTTTTTCAATTAAAGTATGATACTCATAATCAACAGAATTTAAAATTGACCCGCTTGATTTAAACTCTCCTGCTTTTGTTTGAGCAGGATTACATTTATTAACTGGAAATTCCTCTCCTGTCCACTTATTTTTTATCATAATGGTTTATTCTTTATATGCTAAAATATGGATCAGGATTTTGTTTATGTCTCAAAAGTTAATACTCCAGACTTATCTGTTGCAAAATCAAAACGAAACTGAGCAGTTCCAAAGGCAGTTGATACTGCAGAAGCAATCACGGCGCCCATTTGCTGATAATCTTCCTCTTTGACTTTCTGTTCTTGAATAGTTGGAGGAGTGATAGCAGCTTTACTTTCCTTTTCTGCAATTTTTTCTTCTCTTCTCTCTTCTACTCTAGTTCTTCTTCCTTCTCGCTCTGCTCGACCACTAAGTAATGATGATTGTAAGCTTCCAGCTCTATCACCAATAAGTCCAGCCCTATCAGTAACTCTGGCAGCTCTTCTATCATTCATACCAAGCTTATTGATTTCTTGAAGTTTTTCTAACTCAATATCTCTAAGGGCATCTGCTAATGATTGTACTGAAGCTGATAATTTATTGAGAGCATCTGCAGAAGTCATAATCTTAGATTGCATCTTACTTATAGTTCCAACTTGCTTAGTTAATTCCATTATAGAATCTAAAGCATTTTTCTTATTCTTCTTAAATCCCTCATTTTCTAAATCTTTCATAGATGTAGATATAGTAGTAGCAAATGACATTAATGAAGTGAAAATATTTGAAGCAGCTTGAGCTGATTCAATTGTTTGTTTCTTTCCATCTTTGTCCATGTACGTAATGAAACCAGGCTTACCACCAATCTTGTCTATCATATCAGCGAATGCCATGATAGGTTCTAGTATCCCATGCTTATCTCTTCCAACTTTTAATCCCAGTACTTTAGCAGCACTTTGTCCTAATAGAATTTCTCCCATCTTTTGAACAGTGTCTACATTAATGTTTTCTAAATTAGGCATATTATCAGACATAGTATCAAAGAAACTCTTAAGCGTCAATACCATATTTGATGCTACTGCTTGAGGTGTTGTGAATTTTGTAGTACCATCCTCTGTAGTATAAGGAATTTGATTAACTTTTGCAAACGTTTGAATAATTTCTGCAAATTTCGAAATTGCGTCAAGTAAACCTGGACGCTTCTTACCCATTACTCTAATTCCAAGAACTCTAAATCCTTGATTACCCATAAGGATATCGATCATATCCTCGATTGTATTTTTATCTGGAAGTATGTTTGGATCTTTGAAAGTTTCAGTTAAAGTCGTAAAGAATGATCCAATAGATTTCGCTATATTTTCACCAGCTTGGACAACATTTACTGTATCACCAAATATTGGATCACCTTTCTCTGTGTAACCTGTGACAGTTTTTATAGAACCAGCTTGTGTAAATGATCTAAGAGCCTTTCCAAACATTATTAAAGCAATAGAGACTGAGAATAGAAGTCCGATAGAACCAATCAGTATCGCAACATTTTTAGCTACAGTGGCAGCTTTACCAAAGAATCCTTTTGATGATCCTTCTTCTCCAAGTAATCCCTGGGAAATACCCTGAATTACTCCCTGTAAAACTGATCCGATTAACAATGCAATATTTTTCTGAACTCCTTTTAATCCTTCTTCTCCTCCCATCTTATTAATAATAGCCATTATACCCATAACGCCCAAACCGAATAATAATAAAGGAAGTGTCATAGCGACTAATACTAATGCACCGCCCAGAATTAAACTACTAAATACTCCCAATACAGTGAACATACCAGCAAGTTTAAGAATTCCAAGGGCCATTCCTCCAAACATCTTATTTGGATCAACCCCTATAAGATTTAATAATGCTCCAACAGCACCCAGTGCTAACATTCCACCTGCTAATAAAATCATTCCTTTACCCATTGCTTGAGCAGCTATCGCTCCAGGTAGAATTAATGGAGATAATAAACCAAGCCCTGCAAATAATAAACTTAAAAGTAATAATGGCTTAACTATAGATTTAATAGCTTGGCCGGGATCCATACCCATAACGTTTTGCATAAGGGCAAACGATCCCATAAAAACTAATAGTCCAACTGATATTACTGCTAACCCAGTTCCCATTGCTGCTACAGCTGCTCCGGATGCTAAAATTAACGGAGAAAGAACTCCTAATAATGCAAATCCAGCGCCAAGAACTCCTATAGCTCCTACGATTATTAACATTGCTTTAAGGGGTCCAACTTTGAATAGTCCTGCTGCTAAGGCAATAGCTCCAACCATAAGTAATATAGCTCCAGAAAATGATAGCATAACTGCAGCTAAACCTTTAAATACATCACCAATCCCTTGCAAAGCTGCCCCCACTGCTCCTATTGCAGCGGCAGCGACTAATACCATTGGTGCAGTCGCTGGGTTACCTATCATTACTAAAGTGCTATATAAAGTCATAAGACCCCTAGCAGTCATTCTTACTAATCCTGCTTTAGTAGCCAACCCAAATTTCATTACTCCTTTTGCTAATTGAGGTAAAGCTTCTCCAATTAAAACCATTGATTCAGCAACAGTTTTAGCAACTTGAGAATTAGCAACCGTCCCTCCAATATTTGTCAAGTCTTTCATAAATTTAACAACTGAAGATTTGGCAGCTTTTGGTAGTACCCAAAATTTCATGAGGCTGCCAGCTAAAGAACTCACTCCTTTAGCCATAACGCCCAAAGCTTCTCCTCTAGCTTTAATATCTGCAGGTTTAGAGTCTTTCAGAGAACCTGAAATTTGTCCTACTCCCGAACCAGCTTTTTCATCTTTTTCACCAAATGAACTGCTGCCACTATCCATCTTATTGTTTATCTG